GCGCCGTCTGCGCCGGGGCGGGGATGACCGTCACCGAAGTGGACGACAGCGTCGCATCCGCGGCTGGGGGCGCGCTCGCGGCGAGTGCTGCGGCAACCGAAGCGAACGATCTCCTGTTCGCTCAGGCTGCCGTGGCCGCCCTCGTCAACGCCGCAGTCACGGAGGCCGACGACACGCTCAGCGCTCACGCGACTACCTCGACGGGTGGAGGCGGAGGGGCCACGCCGGAAGAGATCTGGAACTACGTGCTCAGCAACGGCTTGACGGCCGGCGAGACGCTCGCCCAGGCCCTCGCTGAGGCCGAGCGCTGCTGTGGGAGTCACTGATGACGCCAGCCGAGTTCTGGGCATCAGTCCGGCCCAGCGGAAAGACAGCCGAGCAGGAGCTCGTCGAGCTGTGGGAACGCATGCGCAACTGCGTGCGCCCGGCCGATCGAAACACGACGACGTTCGCTGCTGCAGGTGGCGCCGCAACGCCGGGCGGCCCTGGCTCGCAGATCTCGATGTCCGAGTGGCTGCGTCGCTTCCAGCCGGGGCCCTCGCCGGTCGAGGTTGCGGTCGACGACGCGATCGCCAAGCGCAAAGCGCGTCGCAAGCGCGAGGAAGAACTGCTGCTACTACTGAGCTGAGATACCCATGAAACAGACCACCATCATCACCACACAGAACCCCGCCGCGAAGCGGGGTTCGCCGTTTTATGGCCGCCCGGTTCGTCTCGGCGAGCTCGTCTACGGTGCCTGGGCTATCCAGCCCAGCTACCTTGAGGAGCTGCAGTCGATCTACGAGATGCATCTTCGCGGCGACAAGATCGACCTCCCCGCGCTTGAGGCTCGGCTGGGTCGACCGCTGGCAAATGAACAGCGGGACTACGAGCTCGTCTCCGGGGTCGCGGTGTTGTCGATCGAAGGCGTCATGGCGCCGAAGGCAAACCTGTTCATGCGAATCAGCGGTGGCGCGTCCACCCAGATGATTGCGGACCAGGTCGGCGCAGCGGCGGCGGACAACGGCGTCCGATCGATCCTGCTGGTGATCGACTCGCCAGGAGGCAGCGTGCTCGGCACGCCCGAGCTCGGCCAGGCCATTCGCGAGGCCGCGGCCTCCACGCCCGTCGTCGCGCGGTGCGACGGCGTGATGGCCAGCGCGGCCTATTGGGCGGGCAGCGCGGCGAACGCGGTGTACATCACCGGGCCTACCGTGATGGCCGGCAACATCGGCGTGGTCGGCACGCACACCGATACGTCGGTTGCCGACGCCAGGTCGGGGATCAAGAAAACCGAGATCACGGCGGGCAAGTACAAGCGCATCGCGAGCAGCCTCGAACCCCTGACGCCCGAGGGCCGCGCCAGCATGCAGGAGCAGGTCGACTACCTGTACAGCATCTTCGTCGACGTCGTTGCGGAGAACCGCGGCGTCGACGTGCAGACAGTTCTCGATCACATGGCCGACGGCCGTGTGTTCATCGGCCAACAGGCCATCGATGCAGGGCTCGTGGACGGTGTCTCCACGCTCGACGCATTGATCGGTCAGATGGCCTCCAACCCTGCAGCTTTTCAGTCGCGCCGTAAGGCGCAGGTGAAGGCTGCAGGGAAGAAGAAGTCCACCAGCGCCGGTGCCGCGGCTGAGGACGACTCTGCAGAGGTGCAAGCCGCTGCGGACCCCGCAACCACCACCCCCGAAGGACAGACCATGCCTGGAGAAAACCAGACCGTCATCACGCGCGAGATCCTGCAGAAGGATCACGCCGCCGTGTACGCCGAGATCCACGCCGCCGGTGTCGCGGCCGAGATCTCGCGCGCCAACGCCGTTCGCGCCATGTCGGTGCCCGGCCATGAGAAGCTCATCGCGCAGCTCGCTGCCGATGGCAAGACCACGGGCCCGGAAGCCGCTGCCGCGATCGTCGTCGCTCAGCAGGAAACGCTGAAGGCCGCGCGCGCTGCCCACGAGAACGATGCGCCCCAGGCCGCCCGAAACGGCGGCAGTGGCGGCGCTTCGGACGTCACCACCAAGACCAAGGCGGAGCAGGTCGCGGAGGCGAAGGACTACGCGGCGAAGAACAACGTCGACTTCGTCGCCGCGATGAAGCACCTCGGCTTCGCCAGCTGATCCATCGCCGACATCCCCCAACTTCAGGAGCATTCCATGCAAGGTTCCATCTCTCTTCTCGTGCTGAACGTGGTTGCCGCCGGCGCGCTGGCGACTGCGCGCGGTGTCACCGCCGCCGGCGCTTACCCGGCTGCGGGTGCCGGCATCCGCGGTGTGACTCGCACCCCAGCGCTGGTTTCCGGCGACCTGGTGCCGATCGACGTGATCGGCACCTCGATCATCGAATCCGGTGGCACCGTCACGAAGGACGGCCCGGTGATGGTCGACGCGACCGGCCGCGTGGTCGACAAGACCAGCACCAACGTGATCGTCGGCTACGCGCTCAACGCCGCGAGCGCCGCTGGCCAAGGCGTCGAGGTCCTGCTGGTCAACCCGACCGCCTGACCCTCGGCCACCGCCACCCAACACCTCACAACTTCAGGAGCTTTCCATGCCCCAAATGACCAACGGTCAGGCACGAGTCATCGACCCGATCCTCAGTGAAGTCGCACGCGGCTACCAGCAGAACAACCTCGCTGGCATGCTGCTGTTCCCGCGCGTGCCCGTCACGCAGCGCGGCGGCAAGATCATCACGTTCGGCAAAGAGGCGTTCATGCAGTACGCCAACATGCTGCGCGCTCCGGGCCAGAACACCCGCCGCGTCCAGTTCGGCTACGCCGGTTCGCCGTACGCGCTGTCGGACTATTCGCTTGAAGGTCAGGTGCCGATCGAGACCGAACAGGAAGCCCAGGCCGTCCCCGGCATCGACATCGCGCAGCGCACGGTCAATGGCGTGCAGGCCATCATGGCCAATCGCCTCGAGATCGCGCAGGCCGCCCTGGCGACCAACGCGGCCAACTACGCGGCGTCCAACAAGACCACCCTGTCCGGCACCGCGCAGTGGAGCGACCTCACCAGCGGCGCGAGCCATCCGATCAAGGATGTCGAGGTCGCCAAGGAAGCGATCCGCAAGCAGACCGGCAAGCGCCCGAACGTGATCGAGATCCCGGCAGCTGTATGGGCCTTCCTGAAGCAGCACCCGGACATCATCGGCCGCCTGGTGTACACCCAGCGCGAGATCGCCACGCCGGAGCTGGTGGCCATGCTGTTCGGTGTCGACCAAGTCGTCATCGGCGACTCTGTCTACGCCAACGACGACGGCACCTTCGTCGACACGTGGGGCAAGGATGTCGTGCTGGCCTACACGCCCACCGCGAGCGTCGCGGCGCAGGGCCTGCCGAGCTACGGCTACACGTACCAGCTCGTCGGTTATCCGCAGGTCGAGGAGCCGTACCAGGACCGCAACGCGAAGTCGTGGATCTACCCTGTCGACGACGCTGTGGCGCCGGTCATCGCCGGTGCCGAATCCGGCTACGTGATCAAGGGCGCGGTCGCCTGATCGACCTCACAACTCTCCGCTGAATTGAAGCCCCCGGCGTCCCGTACGTAGGGGGCTTTTTTCTGCCTCAACTCAGGAGTACGCATCATGAAACTCATCGCGAACACACCCATCCGCCACGGCGTGAAGGGCGAGGTCCAGGAGATCGCCGTGGGCGAGTCCTTCGACGTCGCCGACAAGAAAGAGGGCGAGCGCCTGATCGCCGACGGCAGCGCGAGCGCACCCTCGCGCACGGGCAAGTCCGACGTCGAGAAGGCTGAGGAGAAGCGCCTCGCCGACGAGAAGGCGATCGCCGAAGCCAACGCGAAGGCGGAAGCCGAAGCCGAGGCCGCGCGCAAGGCAACTTCCGGCCAGGCCTGACGGCAGCAACGCGAGCAACGCACCATGCCCATCGACGACGATCTCAGCGTCTTTTTCGACACCGACGAGTTCGCCAGTGAATGCATCTTGTCGCGCTCCGGCGTGCTCGGTGAGCCTTTCGCTGGCAACTTCGGAATGGTTGACGAAGAGACACTGGGCGCGCACGCGATGGGCACGCGGCGCTCGCTTCGCTACGCCACCGACGACGCCGACCTCGTGGCCGACGACATCTTGTTTGTCGGGGGTGTTCCTTACCGGGTCGATCGATCCGACCTGGTGAACGACGGCCGCGAATCGCTCGCCATCCTCTTCAAGGTCTCCGTATGAACAGCACCCGCTATGCCATTGGCCAGGCCGTCTACCAGGCGGTTCTGGCCGTGGCGGCTGCCGAGTCCAGCGACGCGCTGTTCAATCCGCGCCTGCCTCTTGACCTCAAGGGCCGCAAGACCCGCATCCTCTTCGTGCTCGATCGAGGCGATCGCCTCACTGCACAACCGGGGACGCAGGAACGGCGGAAAGCGAGGCTGGTAGTGGGCGCGCTGTCCACGGACGGGACGAACGCTGACCTCGATGTCGATGCGCTGCACTTCGCCGCCCGAACGACGCTGAAAGGTATGCGCTGGAGCCTGGTCTCGACCAGGAACCCCAGCGCTATGCAGTTCCGTGAAGTCGAGGTGGA